AAGTAATTGCGGCAGTAATTGGCGTACCTGTTAATGTTAATTGGTTCCATACAGGAATTGTTTGCCAGTTTGTACCCGATGCGCTATCATTACATCCTTCAAATATTATAGCACCTGTTGTATAAGTACCTGCAGGGCAATAAATCTGAACACTTCCGCTTCTATATCCTGTTAAATCGGTACCGTTTGCGCTTGCTGTTAAAGGGATAATGTTATTTACAGTTGCGGTTTGTGCCGATTGACCTGTAATGTATAAATCTTGTATATTTTCGTTAGCTAAAGTAACAAGCTGCGCGCTAGCAGATGCTCCCTGCCCTTGAACAATTTTAGTATTTATGGATGCTAAGTTACCGCCTGATTCTAAAGCTAAAGCAGAAGTATTTAAGTTAGTTCCTGCGTTAGCTGTTACTGTACCACTTACAGGCTGCGTAGCTTGCCAAAACGTACCTGTTACAGGTGTACTTGGCATAGATGCGATACTTACGGGCTGTGTTACTGCAGAACCATCTACTTTTACAGCGGTAGCATTACCTCCTAAAACGTTTACACTTCCAATTGTATTAGAACCTGCAGGTAAAGCCGCAATTAAGTCTGTATGAATTTGATTTAATGCAGTTATTTCTGTTGATTGATTAGCAGCAGTTGCCGCACCCGTGGGTAGCGGTAAACTTGATGCTGATATAGGTTGTGTTGTTGCTGAACTATCAGTTTTTACCGCTGTTGCGTTACCACCCAATACGTTTACGTTACCTATCGTATTTGATCCTGCCGGAAGTGGAGCGATTAAATCGGTATGTAACTGATTAAGGGCTGTAATCTCCGTGCTTTGATTAGCTGCTGTCGCTGCTCCTGTAGGCAATGGCAAAGAAGCTGCGCTAATAGGCTGTGTGGCTTGCCAAAATGTACCGGTTACTGGCAATGATGAGTTTTGTATACTTACATTCATTGTTCCTGTTCCAGCATTTGCGGTTACAGTTCCACTTATAGGTACTGCCGTTGCGCGTAACTGTGTGTCTGTTAATGGTTGTGTTAAACCGGTATTTGCTGTTACGGTTCCCGAAACAGGTATAGGATTTCCTACATCGTTACTTATTTCTGTGCTTGAAGGAAAGTTTGAAACAGATACAGAACCCGATATAGGCTGTGTGCCTGGGAAGTTTGTTACTTGAACCTTTTGAGTATCTAATGATACATCTTCATCATATTGAATGCTTAAAATATCAGAATTACTCATGCCCGCTAATGAGCCTGTGCATGTAATTACATTACCCGATGCTGTTATACTTAACGCTCCTGTAAAAGTGTATATAAATGCGTTTGTTGTAAGATTTTTAATAAATCTTACCCTTTTAACATCTACTGATGCCAAATCAGTTAAAGTAATTGTTTTGGCTACCGTATCAAATGTATAGTTTACTATTATTCCGTTCATTTCATAATATTTAAAAGCTGCATGAGTAAAGTATCACATCATTTATTGTAACATTACTTCCTGATGAAGCGTAATTTGGTATATTTAATGTATAACCGTTATATGTAGCGGGCCCGGATGTGCCTGTCGTAGTCAAGTTAATAGTCGGTAACTGCTCGCTAACCGAAATACTTACTACTTCTTGACTTTCATCAACTACTATTATAACATTATCCATACTATGTAATTTTTGGTATTATTACCCATTGGCCTTTTAAATACACCTTGTTTTCTCCATTCGGAAACTTAAAAACCATGTCGTATTGATATGTGCCATCGGCTAAATTCATATTTTGACCTACTACCTGAAATACTCCACCTGTTGCATTTGTTATTGATATTGAACCATCAACAGTTGTAAATTGTTTAGCAATTACAGTTGGTGTCGTTATGTTCTTTAGAGAAAATGCAATATGGCACCCGGTTAAATCAACATTTGTTGTCCTGTTAATATCCGCATACAACGTAAACAGAGAGCCCGCATAATATGAGCCACTAATTAACGTTGGAAAATTATATGTTGTGTATGATGCCATTAATTAAGATGTTTATAGAAAAAAGGTATTATTTCGGTGTAAAACAATTGCTGCACGCCACATTCAAGCCTTAAATAAAACTCACGCTTATTTTTTTCTGCCATTTGGCAATATGTGTCTTTAATATTTACCTTAGTTACCATGTGGAAAAGGGAGATTAAAGTTATTTCTTGAAAACGGTTTATCTTTTCTTGGTATCTTAAAATATGGGTGATCCTTACTAAATACTATTCCTAGCTTACCGAAATTGTACCTAAATTCTTTTGGCACATTCTGTAACGCTTCTTCCATATCAAATGATTCAAGGCTTGTATCTTCTCCTTTACGAGTTCTGCGGGTTTTACAACGGCACATCCAACCATTAGGAGGATAGAACGTGTCCCAAAACTTATCGTCAGCCTGTCTAATTATACCATCTAAATAAACATGGGCCGGTCTTACCCGGTTATCTTTCATCGTTTGGTATTCTAAATAAGGAATAGATTTTTGTACAAGTATTTTATTCCAGTTACCGCCTGCGCGGCCCGCTTCAACGCTGTGGTCTTTTTCCGCAAACATATAAGCCCCCAAAAAATCACTTACAATTGATTCTGATTTTTGCAGAAACTTAACTTCTGATACCATACCTTTTGCGGTTGTACGGTTAACCTCAACTTGCCTAACCATTTGATACACTTTTGCTGCTGAGAAATGATATACATTTGTTCTCATTGATGTAAGCGTTTTTACCTCTGCCGGCTTTGTATCTTTATTCAAGTCATTTCCAAAACCTTCATAAACGGCACTTTCTAATATGCCAGCTATCTGAAGGTATAATTCTAACGGCAAATTTTTACTTGTAATTATCCCCAGGTAAATTTTATTCAATAAAGCCTTTTGCTCCTCAGGTGATATGATGGGAGTAATAGAACTTGCAGAATTGCATATATGACATTTATTTGTAAAATTCATTTAATGCGTTTTTTACTGCTTTTGGCGTAGTTTCTTTATCTTCTTCTACTTCTTCAACATCACTTCCGTATGTTTGTTTCAAATATTCCGCGCTTAGTTTATACTGCCCTGATTGAATTAGGGCTATATCAACTTTAATTTTTTCGCTTATCTCAACATCGGTATTATCCGTAATTTTGCAAACATCATCCGAAACAGGGAAGCCATGATACACAAGTAAAGGCTTTAGTTGCCTTTCTATTACATCCTCCATAAAGAATGTTGCGTTGTGCTTTACCCTGTCCTGTCCTCTTTCGTGAACACCTGCCGCGCCTACGTGCGCTTTTTCATCCATTGTGCCAGTACTGCCTAAAATAAGCTTTGACATCTCATCATTTGCTGTTTTTATCAGCTCGTTAAATACTTGATGTGCATCACTTCTTTTAGCCTCTACAAAAGAGAACTCATCGCGTGGATCCATGATAGCCCATTGGTTAATACCAAAGTTTTTCATCATTTTTTCCTGCGCTCTCATCGTTGCGGGGTCTTTCGATGAGCTTTTAAGTGTTCTTGTAGGTGTACCGAAAATTTGGGCATACTCTGCCCATGCTCCCAATGCTGTTTTTTTCCAAATAGCATGATAGGACGCTTTAAGTAAAAGTCCTAAGTCTTTATCATCGCCAACAGGAACAACCCACCATTTGTATGGTTCATCCCTGTAATCTGCGCCTGTAAAGCCTGAATATGTTGTTGTAACTTTGTGGTATTCCGGTTTAACATAGATACGCGGTATAAGTTGAGATGAACTAAATCCATCATCGGTAACATCACCGAATTGGATTAGGCTATGACCCCAAAATATACTGTCTAATGCTAAACTGCAAAAATCCCTAAACCACTTAGTTTTTAAAAGCTTGCTTGTTTCTTCGTTAATAGTTCCATCTTTTTTGTAAAAATTGAACTCCCTGCTTAACACAAGGTTTTTAAAATTATTTATACATCCTGAAAGATGGCTATCTAATACTGCATCTGTGTAAGTTCTGTATAGTAAATATCGCTGAGGGTATAAAACAGATTCAGCGGTTAACGTTGCTAGACGTAACTCTTGAATGTTTTGATTTACTCGGTATATCTGCGCCTCATAGCTAATAATATCATAAATATTAGCATCTTCGGGCTTCTTTTTAGTAACCTCATTTTTTGTAACTATTGACCGTTTATGTACAATTTTAGTCATCTTAATAACTCATTCTTGGTGTTTGGTAGCTTGTGCTTTGCGAATCGCCAAGAGTATTACCCCAACGCAAACTAAGTTCTTCTGTGTTTGGTGATAGTTCCGGTAGTGATGCGCTTATCTCACCTTTAGCCAACTTATTAAGCCATCCTAAAGCAGAGTTATCAGGCAATTTGCCATCACCCATATACCTTATTATACGATTCTCCGGATTAAATTTTGTTGTAATCGTTGCCAAGCCATGATACAAAACAATATCAACCATCTTTTGTACTAAAAGAGGGTTTCTGTTATCGCCTTGAATCCATTTAGTGCCATCAGTTGGCAATGCTCCCGAAAATGAATATGTACTGTTAAAAGTCCATACTTGCGTATTAGTTGGCGGGTAGTAATTATCGTTTACTTTGGATGTGTAAATACCATTTTGAAACCATACTTGATTTCCAATTTGATACAATGTA